ATGAGTGAAAAACAGAAAGAATCCCTTACAAGACTAGCTGAAACAGTATCGCAGCTGGACAAAGAAAACTTCAACTATATTCTCGGTGTTGCGGATGGTATGGCAATCTCAAAGAAACAGTCGGAAGTTGACAAGCAGATTGCCATGTGTGGGAGCGTTAAATAATGAGAAAGGAGATTCCTATGAACAAAGCAGACATGGAAATTACACCAGAGAGGAAAGCCAAGATCATAGACATTCTGTTAGAGATTTACGAAAGACAGGAAGGAATTAAGCTTGTGGTCAAGGACAATGCATCATGAAAAATGTAGCATATGTTTTTATATCTATTGGACTTGGAATCATGTTTCTGGGTGGAATGATGGATGCGGACGGCGTTTATTACATTTTATTAATAATTGCGATTGCGCTAGGTGCTCTGGTTGCGTTTGCTGGATTGGCAATCATGTATGTTGATAGCAAAAGAGAAGAAAAGCGGAAAGCGTACTTTTATGATAGACGCCGGAGAGACAAGCTTGACGCTGATGTAGAGTTCCTTGGAGAATTTGAGGACAAAAAAATAGCACCCTGATAACTTTGGCGAGTACAGGTGCTATTTAACCGTGGAAATACAAAAGTATTTCTGCGTTTATTGTAACACGAAAACTGAATATTGGAAAGCTTGATTTTATGTTTTATAGAAAATGCAGAATCTGTGGATGCAGTTTAGATCCCGGCGAAGGAAACATGTGTGAAGAATGCCGGGACGAGCAGTACATGAAGCAACAGCAAGAGAAAGCTGTCAGATACATGGTTTTATCTACAGATTTTAAACAGATGGAAATGGAGGAATTTTTAAATGGCAGTGCCTAGTTTGACATGGAAGGATTTAGGAATACTCAAGGATGCACTGGCAGAATTTGAAAGAACACTGGAAGATTTAGGCATAGAAGCCGGTGAAGTCTCATGGCATACCGACGGAAGTATTCATGGTGAATTCGTGTATGGCACAAGGAAGCTGATTACCAACACAGACGATGATGGGGAGGGATTTTCTCACAGATATGAATGATAGTTACGATTTGTGGAAAGACAGAGATCGGAGTCAAGGCGAATGGCTTGAGCGTAGACCAAAATGTATATGTTGCGGTGAACATATCCAGGATGATACAGCAGTACAGATTAGAGGAGATTATTATTGCGATAGCTGCCTGGATGATATGAGAGTTTATATCGAAGATTGAGAGGCAAGATAATGGAAAATAATTTTTTAAATGCAAATGAAATCAGTTGCAGAGTTCAGCAGATTTCAGAAAAAGGATTGTCTTTGCTGTTGTATGTCACTTCCAGAGATGGACAAAAAAGGCTTGATGAAAAATATGGAGCGCTCGGATGGCAGGACAGATATGAAGTAATCGATGGAGATTTATATTGCATTATTTCTGCATGGGACAACGAAAAGAAGATGTGGATTTCTAAAGAGGATGTAGGAACTGCATCTTATACAGCAAAAGAAAAGGGACGAGCATCGGATGCATTTAAGAGGGCATGTGTAAAGCATGGAATTGGAAGAGAATTATACACGGCACCTTTTATATGGATTCCGGCAGCCAATTGTCATATTAAAACAGACAATAATGGAAAATCTTCTACAAGAGATAAGTTTTTTGTAAATCTTATTAAATATTCCTCAGATGGCAAAATTGATGAATTGGAAATTGTAGATCAGGAGATGAACATTGTATTTAAACAATATCCGTCTCAGAAAATTGATGATGTGAAATATCAGGTTCTACTCGGAAAACTGAAAGAAGCGGATGTATCAATGGATACAATTGTTGAGCTGTTTCATGTAAATACATTACAGGAACTTGATATTAATCAGTGGAATAAATGCATGAGAAAACTTGAAGTCACGATTGCAGCAAATGCCGGAAAAAAGGGTGATGCATAATGCACGCGCTTGTAAAAATAAGCAAATACAAAGAAACACAAAGTGGCACGGATCTTATTATTTCTGTACCTGGTATGCAGATCGGAGATATGTTGCAGCGTAAGAAAATATCAAATGCTGAGATTAGGTTTGATGACGGTAGACATATTTCGGCAGAACAGAGAAAAAAGGCATATGCCACGATAGGGGATATCGCAGACTGGACAGGATATCTACCAGAAGAAGCGAAAGAAAGACTTAAGAATGAATATACAGTGCGAACAGGAGTAGAACATATCAGTCTTTCAAATTGTTCAATGGATACAGCAAGAGACTTTATTAGCTTTCTGATTGAATTTTGCTTGGAATGGGGGATACCACTTTCTGGAAATGCAATAGAGCGCACAGATGATATAGGAAGATACCTTTACTACTGTCTGGTACATAAAAAATGTGCGATCTGCGGAAAAGATGGAGAGATTCATCACGAGGATGCAATCGGAATGGGTAATGACAGAACAAAAGTAGATGATTCCAGTTATAAAAAAATCTGTTTATGCAGAGAACACCACACACTGGCACACAGCCTTGGAGTGATCCGGTTCAGAGAGATGTATAAGGTCTATGGAATTGTTGTAAAGGATTTATAGGGTTGAAACACCTTGCCAAATGGCAGAAAGAAACCTATTCATGCAGAAAATGATATATCACGATTGTTGGAAGCCATGATTTCCCGGTGCTGTCATGTACCGGGAGAAAGGAGAAGTTTTGAATTTAGAACAGAAAACAATTACCTCAGTTGAGGTTGCGGAGATGGTGGAAAAAGAACATAAAAATTTAATGAGAGATGTACGTTCTTATGTAAAGGAATTAGGAGAGCTCAAAATTGAGCCCACCGATTTCTTTAAAGAAAATACATATAAAACAGAGCAAAATAAGACATTACCATGTTATGACATTACCAAGAAAGGCTGCGAGTTCATCGCCCATAAACTGACAGGAATTAAAGGAACAGAGTTCACGGCACGCTACATCAATCGTTTTCATGAGATGGAAGATGTTATTCAGAAACCGAAGTCTCCAATGCAGCTTTTGGAAATGGAGTTTGCAGCTCTCAAAGAAGTAGACAGTAAAGTGGATGCAATCAACAGAGATTTGCAGGATTTCAAGGAAACGTTGCCGTTGCTCCCATCGGACGCAGATGATGTGAAAGCGGAAGTAAATAAGCGGGTGATTGATTGCCTGGGCGGTAAGAACAGCAATGCATATCATGACAGCTCCATCCGTGGAAAGGTGTATTCAGATATTTACCGGGAATTAAAAAGACAGTTCGAGGTAAGCAAATATAACTGCATCCACAGAAATCAGAAAAATATCGCTATTGAGATCGTAAGAAACTATGAACCACCGTATGTACTGGCAGAAGAAATCAAAGACAGTAATGCGCAACTGAATCTGGAGGATGTCGATGGAGTATAAATTTACAATACCTTTGAAACCGATCACAAAAAAGAATAGCCAGAGGATTGTATTTACCGGGAGCGGCAGACCATTTATCATCCCATCCGAAGCGTACACGAAGTATGAGAAAGAGTGCAGGGCATACATGCCGGACATAAAGACTATTGAAAGCCCGGTGAATGTAAAAGCTGTTTATTATATGCCAACTGGACGAAGAGTTGATCTGACAAATTTGCATGAGGCATTGCATGACATTCTGGTACATTACGAGATCCTTAAGGATGATAACTGTAAAATCATTGTTTCCACTGATGGGAGTTATGTGGATGTAGATAAATGGCATCCTCGTACAGAAGTGACAATATCGGAATTGGAAACGGGGTGATCTGGTGGATGGCAACTACATAAAACTGAGCCGTGGACTTCTGGAGTGGGAGTGGTACACAGACATTAATACAACCCGGCTGTTTATCCATATGTTGCTGAAAGCCAATTGGAAGGATGGAAATTTCAAAGGGACAACGATTCCACGCGGATCGTTTGTCTCGTCCATCGGGAAACTGTCGGGCGAAACAGGTCTTACAGACCGTGAAATTCGCACAGCAATTTCGCATTTGAAAAAGACAGGCGAAGTGACAAGCAAAACGACAAACAAATTTAGCGTATTTACAGTAGTTAAGTACGATTTATACCAGACAACCGACAAGCAGAATGACAAGCAACCGACATACAAGCGACAAACTAACGACAAACTAACGACAACAATAGAAGAAAAGAAAGAAGGAAAGAAGGGAAGAAACACACCCCCTATATCCCCCGTGGAAAAATTCGGAGAGTTTGCCGCGGCCTATCCGAAACGGTGTACTGGCTGTCTTGTTGAAACAGAATACTGCAATGTGGTACTGGCTGGTGTACCGGAAGATGATCTGATAGTGGCTGCACAAAATTACGCTGTTGATTGTCAAAAGAAAAGGACACCTGATCGTTATATTAAAAATGCAGAGAATTTTTTGAAAGAAAATTTGTTTATGCAGTATCTGAAAGGAGAGAACGATGGATCAGTTGGAAGAGATACTGGAACGCATGAAAAATCACTCAACGAACTTATGCAGGAATGCGGAGACACCGGAGACTTCCAAGGATTCTGATGTGTGTCCAATTTGCGAAGGTCGGGAGTGGATTTTGAAAATAAAAGACGGAGTTGAAATAGCAGTACCGTGTAAATGCCGTGAGAAAGCGGTCATGTCAAGGCGGTTGCGATTCGCAGATATACCGGAGGCATTCCGTGGGATGGATCTGAGATCGTTTCGAATGGATGTGTACAGGAAGCAGGAAAGTAAAAAGATGGTGTCAGATGCCTGTAAAATCATAAAAACATATCTGGATGATTTCGAGAGCCAGAAGGAAAGAGGCATGGGATTGTATATCTGGTCGAGGACAAAGGGAAGCGGCAAGACGAGGATTGCTGCCGGGATTGCAAATGAGCTGATGAAAAACTATGCAGTGAAGTTTGCAGTGTCACTGACCATCCTGCAAGAGATTAAGAATACATGGCGGAGAGATACAGAATGCAGTGAGAATCAGCTTTTGGACGCGCTCTACACCACAGACATCCTTGTGATTGATGATTTCGGAGTGGAGAGACCAGCGGACTGGATCAACGACAAGATGTATCAAATCATCAATGAGCGTTACATAAACCGAAAAGTGACTATTTTTACGAGCAATGATCCGTTGGAGACGTTGCAGTATGATGACCGGATCACGAACCGCATCAAGGAACGGACGTATCAGATCGCATTCCCAGAGGAATCGGTTCGGGACCATATAGCAGAGCAGTTACGGGAAGAAATCATTGAAAAAGTAATAAATTCGGGAGGGCGCAGTTGAAATGACAGAGGAGACCAAGCAGGAGATACAAGTGGTACTGACGTTGTTAAAAAATACACTGGTAAGCAATGGTGTAAGCATAGCACTTGAAAAAAAAGACGATGGATGCATTTGTTTTTTTGATACCGCAGAGTATTGTCGCACCGGGAAATTTAAAGGGATATCTGTTAAAACAAAGGATTTAGTGAGGTAGGAGAAAAATAATATGGAGATTGAAAAGAGAATTTATCCAGCATATGCCTTTACTGAAAATGAGAGAGAAAAGTCAATCATGAACAGTACGATTTATAACGAATTAAAGGAAAAATACAGAATTTCAAGATATAAAGTTGATAATCTTGATGATTATGACATTGTCTTAGATTGTACACCGGGTATGTATCATTCTATTTATAAGGTTATTAAAAATAATACACAATTATCCGACTTAGAACTGGCATTAATTTGTGATGATGGAAGCCTTTGCTTTGGGTACAGCGGACATGGAAACGAGTTTTACATAAATGAGGATTAGATTAAGTGAGGTAGAAATATGATTTTTTTAAATTCAGTAGAATTGATGAGTTTTTTAAATGACGTGTTATATGACAAACTCAGAGAAAAACCGCCAGAAGATATAAGAGTAGAGATCGCTACATATGGCTTATCATTTTCTGATAAAAAATTTAAAAATTGTTTAGGAGAGCTTAAAACGCGAGAATCTATGGTATTGAATTTTATGAACACATTAATGGATACCAATACAGATATGGTTGTAGGAATGCCTCCAATGAAAAAATATAACAATTCATATTATGGAGAGACGTTAATCGATAGAAAAAAAAGATTAGAAGAAATGGAAAATATCATGGGCACTTATCGTATAAATGTCTATCCGGTAGAAGAGTCGCATTTTAAATTTTACAGGATCGATGATATCTATATTACCGGAGGAATCAATTTGACGGATTCGACTTGGAACGATGCTGCTGTTTTGATCGAAAAAGAGAGAGACAAGGAACAATTAGAGTGGTATTTTCAGCAGATTTTAGACAGAGCCAAGGCTGAATGCAGAAAGAGAGGGATAGCATGGATCGCATAGAAGAAATGATACAGAACCTTGAACTGCTAAGAATGCATTTTGGCGATATCACAAAAACTTGTATGGCAAATGGAATCATAGATAGCACCATAAAAGCAATTGAAAAACTTGCTACCTATGAGAATGCCGAGAAACATGGATTGCCGGAACGCTATGAAGCAGATGAGAAAGACACACCTGCAAAAAAGCCACAGACCAATGCAGACCGGATCAGAAGCATGACGGATGAGGAGTTGGCAGAATGGATTACCAATATGTGCGACTTTGAAAGACATGGAGAGCCATATAAGTCAATTTATAACCTTGACACAGATAACGAAGAGGAAATACACGATAGTTACGGAGATTTACTTATCTGGCTTAAGGCAGAAAGTGAGGAATAGCATGGAGAGATTAACAAATAGCGATAAAGAAATACCAACGCTTGAAAATAATGCAGAATACTGGCTGAAAGTATATTTCAAATTAAAAGACTATGAGGATGCCGAGGAACAGGGAAGAATGATTATTTTCCCATGCAACAAAGGAGACAAGCTCTACGAGTTTTATCGTGAATGTGTAGAGGACAGATTAGGAGCCGGGGAGACACCGGAAGACATCATTAATGTGAGAAAAGTGTATGGTTTTGAATATGAGGATGATGTGTTGCATATCCGAGCTTCTTATCATTCAAATCATTCAGAACTCTGGGGCGGATATGGTGAAGATACGCCAGAGTTTCCGGTAAGTGAGATAGGTAAAACTGTTTTTCTTACATACGAGGAAGCCGAAGCCAAGTTGAAAGAAATGGAGAAAAAGGATGTTTAATGAAATTTTCAATGTGATGAAATGCTTTCCGAAGAGTTATATTACTCAATTTGGAGAACTTATTTTATCAGACAAAGGGAATGTGTATTTTATAGCAAAAGACTGTAATACACAGAAAGATATTATCTGTAAACTTTTAGAGTGGTGTTCCAGACCACTTGCAAAGGGAGAACCTTACCGCCAAGAGAAGAGAAATAAAGAATGGAGGGAATCACTTCTTTCTGGATACAATGAATATCTCGGAACACAATTTACGCAAGAGGATATGTACTGGATTTATGATAAACTCGGAAACGCAGTCAATCACGAATTGACGTTGAAATTTATTGCAAGCGGATATGATTTGAAACTTGTATATCCGAAGAAAGGTGAAAATCATGGAGAATAGATTTTTATACAGAGGTAAAAGAACGTTGACAGATAATATGTGGGTGCAATGGGATGGATTTAGCGGTGTACAACCAAATACAGTTATTGAAGAGGAGACAATCTGCCAGTGCACCGGACTTAAGGATAAGAACGGCAAGCTGATTTGGGAGAACGAAATTGTACGTGGGAAAATGCATGGAAATTACGGATACAGAAAACTTGTTGGTGTTGTTCAATATTATATAGATGCCTTCAAGGTTAATGTTGAGCCAAAATCTTTTTTTGGTGATTATAAAAATATTTCTGACACCTGTGAAGTTATCGGCAACATATTTGACAGCCCGGAGCTGTTGGAGGTGTGAAATGACGGAGAATGAAGCAATTAAAGAACTTGAGACTTCTATTAATTTAGCCAAAATGTGTACACAGAATTACGAGAGAAAAAGAGAAATTCAAGGTTACGAGATGGCAATCAATGCATTGAAAGAAATCCAGAAATACCGGAAAATCGGAACGGTGGAAGAATTTGAACAAGCTAAGAAATATATTAAGCTTGCGAAAATCCACGGAACAGTTGGACAGGTAATAGATGCGTGTGCCGAATATGAAGAAATCGGTACTGTTGAAGAATGCCGGGCGGCGGTGGAGAAGCAGAAAATTGATAAAGAGTTGGAAAGCCACGATGAAAAGCATATCTTGAAATATTGTATTAATCTTATGCAGGAGTTGGTCGGAAAATTCGAGGAATGGTACGAATATGTGCATGGTGAAGATGCTATTAGGGAGTTGGACGAAGTGGAACGCTTTTATTATAGAATGTCATATTTTAGTATCGTTCAAGAACTGTTTCTTTTCAGAACCAGTCATTCTGGAGGTACATCTACGAGAGCAAAATGTAAACAGTTAGGTGTCGATTGGAGCGATGGGATTGAATTTAGTTTTGGAGGCGATGAAGAATGAGTGAAAAATTGAAGCCATGCCCGTTTTGTGGCGGAAAAGCAATGTTCTTAACCATTGCAAATAAGTCATCACATTCGGCTGTTGGGGTAATGTTCAAAATCAAATGTATGAAATGCGGAACAGAACTTCCAAAAAGCTATGAATGTGAGATGTACATGGATCAGGACGGAGGCATCAGAACAGGGAAAGACGAGCGAACGAAAGCAATTACAGATTGGAACAGGAGGGCGAGCGATGGCGAAGTGTAACAGATGTGGTGCATACTGCGCAGATCACTATACATATTGCAGAAAATGTTACTACGAACTCGGACAACCATTTGGAAAGGCTACAGAAAGAGTACACAAGTGTAGAGGTTGCGGTGCAAATTTAAGAGGCAGATATAGTTACTGTGAAAATTGTGCAAGAAAGAAAGGTTTTATAGATAATAATGGATTTCGGGGATGCTATAAGGGAAGATTATAAAAATGAAATTAATTGATGCAGATACTCTAATGCAGGACATTAGAAACACAATTACAGAGCAATCAAGCACTATTGATTGGCTGAATCTGATTAATAGGCAGCCGACCGCCTATGACCCGGACAAGGTTGTGGAGCAGTTGGAAAATGAGCGAAAGTTTTGGGAGAATGCATACGACAGTAATTTAGGAAAAGAGAAAGCAAGAAGTTATGAGCATGCAATCGAAATTGTGAAAGGCGGTGGAGTAGATGGCTAAAGCAGTATTGGTTATGGACATGCCGCATGATTGCACAATGTGTAAGTTTTTTGATTTAGACGAACGGTGTCATGCAGTAGATGTAGAAAATCCTTGGAGTACAAATCCAGAAAAAGCAAAGCCTGATTGGTGCCCACTCCGGGAACTTCCGGAGAAGAAAACAGGTAATTCTTATATGAACAGTAAAGAAACAGGCATTGTTGAAGGTTGGAATGCCTGCTTAGATGAAATTATAAAACATGAAAGCGAGGATTAATTTTTATGAACAAAAAGGATGTATTAGAAATCAAGAGAAGATTCCGAAAAGAAGCGTGTACATTTACAAGAATGTGCGGCTGCTATGTAGACGCTGGCCATAATAAGATCACAAAAATCGGGGAGACATTTTTAAATCTGGACGATGAAGAATATTATAAATATCTCGACATTGCAAAAAAGACATTGTCAGGAAAACTTGGGAACAATCTTTTAGAACTGGAAATTCCGCTTGCAGAGGAAAAAACAGGAGGAAGACAGCAGTTTTTAATGGGACTGCGTGAAAGCAAACTGAAAAATGATGATCTGCTTGATACTTTTTACGACATGATCATTGACAGCTACGATTACGTTGGAAATTATCTGATCCTGATTTTTCACGATGCCTATGATGTCATGACCAAAACTTCAGACAATGACAAGCTGGATGAATCCGAGGAAGTTTATGAGTATCTGCTGTGCGCAATTTGTCCGGTGAATCTGACAAAGCCGGGGCTTGGTTACCGTGAGGATGAAAACCGCATCGAATCACGAATCAGAGACTGGGTTGTCGGGATGCCAGATACAGGCTTTATTTTCCCGGCATTTACAGACCGAAGCACAGACATCCATTCCGTGATATTTTACAGTAAAAACACGAACGAGCCACATTCTGAATTTATGGAAGCTGGACTTGGTTGCGAAGCAAAAATGACAGCATCAGAGAAAAAGAAAGTGTTCCAGAACATTTTAAACGATGTGTTGGGAGAAGATGATGAAGAAAATAATAAAATCTGCGTTGAAATACACAGCGTTCTGGATGATACCTTAATAGCAAATGGAAGTGATCCAGAGGAAGAATCACAGAAAGTCGAACTTACACAGTACATCCTTAAAAATTGTCTGGATGAAGTCGGACTTCCTCAAAATATGACAGATCTGATTTTAAAAAGCCGTAGAGAACTGCTTCCGGTGGACACACTTGTATCAGAAGTTGTAGATAAAAAGGCTGTTGCGGAAGCAAATAAAATCAACTACATAGCAGATTTAAAAGAACTGCTTGAAGCCGCAGCAATTAAACTTTCAGAGACATATTCTGACGATGATGTACTTGTAAAAGAAATCAGAGAAAAGATTTGAAATAAATAGATCAGAAAGGAGCCGAGACTCTGGCCAGAGTGAAGCATATGCGGTCTCCTTGAAAAAAATGAGTGATTTAGATAAGTTTGATTACGAATGTCAGAATCAGATAAGCATTTTTGACATGATACGTGAACCAATCCGTATTACAAAGCCTATACGATTAATTGAACTGTTTGCCGGATATGGTTCACAGGCAATGGCACTGGAAAGAATTGGTGCAAAATTTGATCATTATAGAGTTGTAGAATTTGATAAATATGCCATAGCAAGCTATAACGCAGTGCATGAAACAAATTTCCCAACAATGGATATAACTAAGGTTCATGCAGAAGATTTGAATATTTGCGACACAGAGGCATTTACTTACTTGCTCACCTATTCATTCCCTTGTACGGATTTATCGGTTGCAGGAAAACAAGCAGGCATGAAAAAAGGCAGTGGAACACGGTCCGGTCTTTTGTGGGAAGTGGAACGTATTCTGAAAGAGATAAGAGATGGTGGCGATGAGTTACCACAGATTCTGTTTATGGAGAACGTACCGCAAGTACATGCCTATGCAAACATGGTAGATTTTCAGAACTGGATTGATTTTCTGACAAGCCTTGGATATGTAAGCTACTGGCAGGATTTGAACGCAAAGAACTATGGAGTTGCACAAAACCGTGAAAGGTGCTTTATGTTTTCGTTTTTGGGAGAATATAATTACCATTTCCCACAGCCGATACCATTAAAAAAGAAGCTAAAAGATTACCTTGAAGATGATGTGGACGAGAAGTATTACATCAAAAATGAAAAGGCAGACAAACTGATAAAACAGTTGATTGACAACGACATATTACCACAGCACAATCTTGACAGACAGACAGACAGACAGACAGACAGACATGTGTTGACGGAACAATCAATAAGCCACAACAGAGAGAAATTGCAAACTGTATCAAGGCAAGATATGACTGCGGAATCTCAAACCAACAGCAGGTCGGAAACATGGTTGTTGAAAAATAGGGGAGAGGTGGCAGAAAAACCTATTGATGTAGCTGTAACTCTTATGGCAAGAGACTATAAAGGTCTTGACAACTATGGTAGCAATGGAGTGATTGAATGGAAGTAATAGGTAGTATATACACCGGAGTAACAGCAGATTTTCAGCGAGGTGTGTATCCGATTGCAAGGTGCGTAAAAGCTGAACAGCATGATTTAGGAGTAGTTATGGCAGATGTAAATGTTTTAGGAACTTTTGAAGCAAAATTTAAGAGTACCAACAGAATTTATGATGTGGGGGGGTGTAGTCCGACATTGAGTACAATGCAAGGTGGCAATCAAGAGCCGAAAATACTTGAAAGTCAGATAGTTGCCATGCGTGGCAGAAATCCGGAAAATCCGTCAGACAGAACAGCAGGAAGTCCGACAGAACAGAGATTAGAGCTGAATGCACAAGGAATGTGCAACTCACTTACTACGGTGCAGAAAGATAATATGGTGCTGATTAAGCAGGCTACGAAAAGCGGTTCTATCGAATGTGAAGTTGGAGGATGCTTCGATGCAAGTTACCCGGAAAGTCAGACAAGAAGAGGGCGCGTGCAAGATAATGGGAATACGTGTCCTACAATAACCGCACAAAATCAAGAGATTGTAAGGATTGAAAAGGTAGGTCAGATTTCAAATGATGGTTCTCAGTGCGGAACGGTTTATTCCGATAGTGGTATATCTCCCACACTGATTGCCGGAACGCATGGAGATGCAAATTCAAAAGTATTTACGCAGTACCGTATCAGAAAGCTGACACCAAGAGAATGCGGACGGTTGATGGGAGTATCTGATGAAGATATTTCCAAGATGGCAGCAGTCAATAGCAACACGCAACTTTACAAGCAGTTTGGAAACAGTATTGTTGTGGATGTGATGTGCGCAATGTTTAGAAACTTAAATATTGAGCAGGAGATAAAATAGTTAAATTAGAATTTAGTGGAGGCAGAGAAAATGGTAGATGCAGAGGAAACGAAACGGTTTAAGGCAAAACAACTGAGATATAAAAAGCCTATTGTCAAAAATCTCAACCTTGATTTCATCCAACAGGATTTATGGGACATCCAAGAAGCCTGCGAAGATGTGCATTGGTACACGGATTCCGAAGATGGGAATGATAGCCTTGTCAATGCTCTGTCCGGGGATGAAGACGAAGCGTATGAATTTAGAATGACTTTTGCTGATCTCTGTGCGGAATGCGAAAGATTGTCTGAGGATATCCGAGATGAATGGATTCCGGATTGCTTCGACATATTTTTTGTTACAGTAGGAGCCGGAGAGACATACGGAGGACTGCTTGGTTTTGACGAATACGAGCAGGACTACTTCGGAATAGGATGTTCTGATTCTTGGGCAGAAGATGAAACTAAAAAGAAACTGAAACAGATGACGAAGGATGAAATGATTGCTGCGGCTAGACAGTGTTTTAAGGTTTATTCTGCTTATATCGGGCTACGGAGTCGGTACGATAGTTTGAAAGCAGCAATTGATGTTTTGCGAGATAAAAACTCAGGACATTTACAGGTAGTAAAAGAGATCGAGAAACTTTATGAGGCAGCCGCCGCAGAGCAGGATCGGTATGCAGAGTATAGCAAGGAATGGAGAGAATTTAAACGCTATACAGATGCACTCCCACCGGAGGCATGGATTGCGTAGGTAAACTGAAAATTAATGGAGGATACAATAAAATGAAAAATGGAATTCACGGAAACAGAGAACAGCTTGAGGAATTATCAGTGAATAGGATCCTTGGTGAATTGTATGATAAGGCGAAAGCTGAAAATGATGGGAAAGTTCATATAAGAGAAATTGAGGACGGACATGTTGGAGATACTATAGAACTTTATTAATAATCACTTAAACTGAACTTTAACGGATGAAAGAAGGTGTGACGAAATGAAGATTATTATAGGAATCATAATATATGCGTTCATCGGATGTGTATTTTCTGGATTTTTAGAGGATGATACTGCACCAAATGCGGATACATTGGCACAGATAGCATTCTGGCCGATATTACTACTCATTATCATTGCCTGGATACTTTCCATAATTCCACTAACAATTGGACGAGTATTAAGAGCCATTTTTGATTTTTTTGACATGAAGAACTGAATATTGATATTTTTGCCGGCTGAAATATGCCGGTAAAAATATACAATAATGTTGCATGAATACGATAATATATTGTGTTTTTATAAACTGATATATGGTATAATGGTGTAAGAAACATAGTTGTCACGCATGGGGAGATGTTTAAAATGAGCAGAGAGGAAACGATAGAGATATGCACATGCATAGACAATTACCTGGGCGATAAAATAGCAGAATCAATTTTAAATAATATCTCATATGACAAAATGGAAGCACGCTATGGGATTATGCCGATTTCTCGCACGCATTTTTACAGAAAAAAGAAAATGGCACTGAGGATGCTCAACAGCCGGAGATTGTACGAAGAAGAAAGCAATGGACAGCTACGCATAAAAGTGTAATATCAATATGTAAATACACCAAAATAAGTGCAAAAATATCAGCGATAATTGTGTATTTTTTTGGTGTAAAATTAATTGAAATAAAAATGTCTCAGGTATATAATAAATACGAAAGAGAGGTGTGCAGATGCTTACTTATAAAATTGACGTATTAGAAACGCTGAAAGAATGCGGATATAACACGACACGGCTAAGAAAAGAGCAGATCGTGGGAGAAAGCGCAATCCAATCATTGCGAAAAGGCGAAATGGTAGGGATTAAAACACTCGAAAAGATATGCGATATACTGGATATGCAGCCGGGAAACATTATTAAATATGTAGAAAATGAGAAAAAATAAATACTTTAAAAATAATGTAAAAAAATATTGACATTACACCGTTTTAGGTGTATTATAATATCAGAAACAAGGAAAACATATAATACACCGGAGAATTTTTACCGGAAATTGACCAGTAAAAACCTAGAGCATTAATTAAAAAAGGAGATAAAAAAATGAGTAGAACAGAGCTTTTTAACAAATGGTTAGAGGAAAATTATGGAGAATTGAGAAAATTCCCATTACAGAAATTAACAGTAGAATCTGAAAACGGCGATGTTGAAAATTACGATAAAATCAGAATCATCGGAAACGCAGAGTGCTGGGATGGAGATGAGTTTTATCAGTACATGGTGACTGATGATAAAATTTATAAGGTTTATTATAATGTGCAGCCGGATCAGGAACTCGACATGATCGATTACACAAAGTCTTATAAAATCGAAGATGTTACAGAAGATATACTTTATTTTTTAGAGGATTAAAAAATGTCAGGGAAATGCGTGGTTTGCGGAAAAGAAAAAGGACGAAATAAATTATATTGCTCGGTAAAATGCCGAGCAGAAGCACAAAGAAACATGAGAAAATGTGTAATTTGCGGAAAAGAATTTTACTCAGCGCCATCAGGAACAGAGAGAACGTGTAGTAGAGAGTGTTCCGCGAAGCTTCGGCATTTTTACGGAATGAGCGAGCAGAATAAAGAAGTTTTAAAAAAAGCACATGCCGGATATGAAGAATCTCCGAACACAGGCAGAAAAGACACAAATGCGAATGCGAAAAGCTGGGTGATCCAGTCGCCAGGAGGTGATGTTTACAGAATTAACAATTTAAAAAAATGGGCAATTGACAATGAGGATATCATAAGCCCAATTAAACCGGATCTGTTTTCTGGTGGAATAAGAGACATTAAAAGATATTTGCTCGGAAAGCATAAAAGTGGTAGTGCTCAGTATAAAGGATGGCATTTATTAGAATGGAGCGAAGAAAATAAGGCGCGAGAAGGATTTCCGGAGAGAAAAAAGAGAAAACCGAGAAAACAGAAAATGTCAGAAGAGGAGAGGCTGAAAAGAAAACGAGAAAGAGAAAAACGAAGAAACGAGAAAAAACGGCTTGAAATATAGCCGCTTTTTTTATGCTTAAAAATGGAACAAAAACTATTAAAAAATATCTTATAATAAAATTATAAGTAAAATGATGGGAGGTGTACGCCTTGGCAAATTTAAAAGGAAAAGTTAAAAAGCTGCAAACTGCGATTGTACAGCGTGGATTGATTATAAAAATAAACCAGAATCAATTTTACAGTGAAGACCAGAAGCGCATGATTACAATTTATAGAATCATTACACCGGTGTACACCTTTAAGAAAAATAAGCAAGGATGGAAAACCGAAGATTATGAGATACTTAAAACGCCATCTATCCCAGAAGTCATTTATTGTTTAATTGAAATTTACAAGGCGGTGAGCGGATGAATGGAGAACTCACACCGAAACGGAAAGCATTTGCAGACGAATATATAAAAAATGGTGGGAATGCTACTCAAGCTGCAATATCCGCCGGATATTCTTCTAAGACAGCATATTCTCAGGGACAACGTCTGCTGAAAAATGTTGAGGTTTTAGCATATATAGAAAAGCAGATGCAGCGTATCGAGAAAGAACAGCACCGGGATATCATGTCGCTAGCAGAGATCCAGGAGCGGAGAAGTAAAATCGCAAAGGGCGAAGTCGTGGACGGTCTTGGATTCGCCCCGGACTTTTCCGATCAGCTTAAGGCTATGGACGGTTTGGAAAAAGCACTGACCATAGCAGAAAAGCAGAAGATCGAGCGAGAGGAAAAGGAAAAGCGAGAGAAGGCGGCACTCTGGACGGTTCCAATCACGGACGTCACATCCGACTTTGTGGAGATTTACAGGACAGTACATGAAGCCTTTGCCGGAGAGATAGACATACACGAGATCATATCGAAGGGCGGACGTGGCTCTATTAAGTCCAATTTCTGGGGTAATCTTGCATACGAGACCATTCGGCAGGATTCGCAGGCTCATGTCGTATACACGAGAAGATTTAAAGTCGACTTAAGAAGCTCGGTATATAATCAGTTTATGAAAACAGTAATAAGATATCATGACCTTGAAAATTGGGATTTTAAACAATCCCCAATGTGTGCAGTTTATAAACTAACCGGGCAAATGGTCATGTTTGCCGGAGCAGATAAGCCGATCAGTTTAAAGTCTTTCAACGTACCATTTGGCTATGTGAAGCTTTTAATCCATGAAGAATGCGATGAGATGGCAGGAGTGGAGCAGATGGATAACATCGAGGATACTTTCCTGAGAGCAGATACACCGGCACTTGACATTAAAATCTTCAACCCTCCAAAGTCAAAGAACAACTTCATGAATGAGTACACGGAAGAGTGCCAGAATAAGACACAGACACGGATCTGTCACAGCTATTATTATAATGTTCCGGTAAAGTGGCTTGGAAAACGATTTTTCGAGCGTGCGGAGTGGTTCAGGATTCATAAGCCATTATATTATAAAAATAATTATCTCGGAGAAGTCACTGGAACGGGAGGCGGAATCTTTGATAATTTAGAAATACGAAAAATATCGGATGAAGAGTTAATGACATTCGATACAGTAAACCACGGCTTAGACTTCGGATACACTCACCCACAGGTGTTCAGTCAGAATTATTATGATTATGAGACGGACACACTTTACATTTTTGGCGAAGTGTATTCTAAAAAATGTAAAAACTCTACCTTTGCCAGAAAGATAAAGAAGTTTATGAATGTCGAGATTATATGCGATTCTGCCAGACCGGACGGAATAGCAGAGATGCAGGACTGGGGTTTTAATGCGATCGGGGCGAAGAAAAGATGGGGAAGCGGAAAAGGCAGGGATTACTGCTGGGAGTGGTTGCAGCGATGTAATAAAATCGTGATTGATCCTGAGCGTTGCCCGAACACAGAGCGAGAGTTTAAAAAGGCAGAACATGAGCAGCTTCCAGATGGTTCATTTTCGGATGCATACCCGACATTAGAAGAAGACACGATCATGGCAAACATTTATGCGTTGAACAGAATTATAATGACCAGCCGAAGAAATGATGGTCTTTATGATGATGATGAAGAAGACAGCGACGATTATGAGGATTAAAAAATGAATTTTTTTGAAAAAATAAGGGAGACGATCATGAAGTTTTTTAGAACAGATGCAGAGAAAGAATTTAATGTCGAGTTTATTACTTCTCCAGAGATTGAGAACTCACAGCAGAGATGGAACGACATCATTAATGGTAGCCCTTTTTGGGTGGATCCGAAAAATAAATACATCAGGACGATAAATTTCGCAAAATTCCTCTGCCAGTACACAGCAAAGAAAGCTTGCATGGATTTATCAGTGAGCATAACTGGTTCGGAAAGAGCGGATTTTATTAATAAGTGCATCAGGGCAATGGTTGACACTTCTATCCGGGACAAAGTAGAAGATATGCTAGGAGTTGGCGGAATTATCTTAAAGCCGAACGGCTCAATGAACCCAGACAACATGATAGATTATATTATGCCGTGGGATTTCGCAATCACAGAAAAGACCAGCAACGGAGATATCAGAGGATGCATTTTCATTAATCGACTTTTAAAAGATAAAGTGTATTATTACCGGCTTGAATACCATCATTTCACGACCTCAAAAAATAAAGAGGGCGAAGAGATGAACGTGTACGAGATCCAGAATAGAGCGTTCAAGTCAAATAGCAGTAACTCACTTGGAAAAAAGATAGAACTGCATGACGTTCCAGAGTGGTCTTCAATCGAAGAAGCCGTTCATATTATGAATGTAGAAAAGCCGCTGTTCGCCTATTTAAAAACACCATTCAACAATACGATCGACTACTCATCTCCTGAAGGTGTATCAATTTTCTCAAATGCACTTATGGAGCTTAGAGATCTCGATATAGCATGGAGTAAAAAAGGAAATGAGGTTGAGGATTCTCAGCACATTACTTTTATTGATGAGAACGCCATGACAAAACAGGGAAAAGGCGGCATCCGTTCCTCAACAGTGGAGCTTCCTCGGTTCGTTAAAGGATTGAAATTGGGGCTTGATTCAAAAAGTACGATTGATGAACACGTCCCGACCATGCTTACTTCTGACAGAATCACAGACATTAACAGCGTTTTATCTATGATCTCGACAAAATGTGGATTCTCACAAGGGCAGTTTATCCTCGATAGAAAGTCTGGAAAATTGACAGCAAAACAGGTTGAAAGTGACGATAATGAGACTGTAGAGACGATTAACGATATTCGGAAAAGCATAAAAACAGCGTTGAAAAATCTCATTTATGCAATAAAAGTATTCTGCGACCTTTACGGAATCCCTGCCGGCTATGTGGATGCACTGGATGATGAGGTACCGGACGAAGATATATTTTATTTTAAAGATTTGCTTGCGAGCTTCGAACAGGACAGATCAAGAGCTTATAATTTAATGATACAGGGTATTTATTCTAAGCGTAAATACCTTAAAGAATATGAGGGATTTAATGATGATGAAGTAGATGCCATGTTTGCAGAAATAGCACAGGAAGATGCGGAAAGGAACAGCGGTGGTTTGTTTGGAGAGGAGTAAAATGATTCAAGGGCTGCCGAAGCTTTCTAAAAATGGTATTTTAAAAGGTGGATATATTATCCCGGAACCTGAACCGCCGGAGATGGTTCAGGTAAAGTTGCAGGAAAAGACTGTGATAGAGACAATTAAGTTTTATTTAGATAAGTAATAGAAAGGGATGCGTTAATATAAAATATAATAAAGTCATTGGAAGCTTTAATATTAAGCTTGATACAAAGCGAATGGATGAAAATTTGAGAAATGCTCAGAATGTCCTTGATGAGCAAGTTGTAAATGACATGAGAAAATACACACCTATGCAGCAGGGCGATTTGAGAAACAAGACGCAGATAAAAGAACCCGGATTAATTACAGTAGATACACCATATGCGCATTATCAGTATGTAGGGGAGCTTTATTTGGCTGAAGACGGTAGATCATGGGCGAACCGTGGAGAAAAGAAGTATCCGACAGGAACAGAATTAAAATATCACACACCTGGAACAGGTAAACGATGGTTTGAAACTGCAAAAGAAAATCACGGTAAGCAGTGGATAGATCTTGTTAAAAGAGAGGTTGGAAAAGGATAATGCTTAGACCGGATTATTTTTACGGAAAAACTGATAAACTGGTTGAAATGTATCAAGATCTTGAAAATTGGATTATATCAGATATTGCAACACGATTGATAAAATCCGGTGAATTGTCAGGAACTGCCGATCGAGAATTGTGGAAACTTCAACAGATGGGACTGCATAACACAGAGATTGTAAAAAGAATATCTGAAATGTCTGGAAAATCAAGAAATGAGGTTCGAAGATTATTAAGGGATAGTGTTATGACATCATTCTCAGATGATAAGGAAGTCTTGACGCAGATATCAGCATCTGATATTATATCTCCGCTAAAAAATAACATGGCAATTCTGGCAATGAATGCAGAGTTAATAAAGACATCCGGTGAACTTGATAATTTGACAAAGACAACCATTAACCAGACACAGAAAGACCTGCTCAATATGCTGAATGAAGTTGATTATCGAGTTGCATCTGGAATGCAGTCTTACAGCAGTGCAGTCTGTGAAGTTCTGGATAGATATGCAGAATCTGGTGTTATGGTAGAATACCCTACTGGAACGAAGCGTTCTCTTGAAGCAGCAGTGAGGTGTTGCATCGTCACATCTATGAATCAGACTGCGGCACAAGTGACGAACATTTATATTGCGCAAAATAAAATAGAGTATGTTCTGGTATCAGCACATCCGGGTGCCAGATATGATAAAAAGAATCCAACAGGGATTCCATCTCACGATCACTGGCAAGGCAAGGCATATAAAATAATCGGCAGTGAACCAGGATTTCCGAATCTTCTTGAAAGTACAGGTTATACCATAGACCCTAAAACCGGAACAGGAACTGTTGTAAATCTCTTAGGACTTCACGGATACAATTGCAGACATTCACATGGCCCGTGGCGAAAAGACATGGTAAATAAGTACCTTGATGAAAACGGAAATGTGAATATAAATGCAGATGAAAGCCAGAAGCTTTATGATTTGCAGCAGAAGCAGAGATTCCTTGAAAGAGAAATTCGTAAAACAAAGCGTGAAATTATGACCAAGAAACAGGAACTTGATATGATTGCCGAAACAGATGTAAAAGAGATCTTGCAACCTCAATATGATAAACTGGCATATAAACTGCGAATGCAGAATAAAAGGCTTCAATTATTCTGTAAGAATAATGATCTTCAATTGCAAGGCGATAGAACGAAGGTTTCTGGATTTAGTAAAAAACAGTCTTCGATTGCAAATGGACGGTCAACGGCTTATAAAAATAAAATCGAAAAAAATGGTACAACGAAAGTGAAATAATATGTTATTATAATAACGTGTTAACCATACATATTTGGTTATCCACCTTTCTTTAATTAATGTAGTGGAACTCAAGCGAGATAACAACTCACCGTTATAGCCGGAAACTCCCCCAATGAGGTAAAGCAAATGAAAAACATTGTTACGTGCTTTACCAAAGAAGAAAAAGAGCATATAAAAGAATTGTGTGATTTCACACCGACAGAAGAAACGCTCTTTGATTTACGGAAGAAAGAAAAGTCTTTGGAAGAATGTGCAGAAATTATGCATGTTTCAACGAAGACAGTAGGACGTATCAACGTAAAAATGCAACATAAAATTCTTAGGGTAACTGGAAAACATTTTACATAACTTTCTCCTCATTAAAGGCATCCGTTAAGGGTGTCTTTTTTGTGTCCTTTTAATGGGGTTTTACTGGGGTGGTTCAATTGTGCTTTTGATAATAAAATGAAAATAGAAAGAGAGGTTTATTATGTACGAGTATCAGAGATATAACCAGTATTCTTATCCTCAATATCAACAGCCACAGCAGATGCAACAGCAATTCCCACAACAGATCATGCCGCAACAAGCTGGACTTTGTGGAAGAATGGTTAATTCTGTTGAGGAAGTCACAGCGAATGACGTTCCTATGAATGCACCATTTGCCATTTTCCCAAAAGCAGATGGATCAGAAGTTTATATAAAATCGTGGGGTGCTAATGGTCTTATTCAGACAGTTACATATAAACCGCAGCTAGACGGAAAGCAAAACGAATTACCGAAAGAAGATACGTCAACATTGTTTGCCCCGATAATGGAGCGATTAGACCAGATAGAAGCTAAAATAACTCAGTCCCAAAGGACTACCAGAGCAAAGAAAGAGAGCGATTCTGAATGAATTTAATGCAGATGATCCAGTGCGGTGGAAACCCTAAGATGATATTAAGTCAAATGATGAGCAACTCTCAATTTTCCAATAATCCGATCATGAAAAATACATTCGACATGATGAACCGTGGAGACAGTAAAGGGCTGGAACAGCTTGCCAGAAATTTGTGCAAAGAAAAAGGTCTTAACCCGGAAGAAATCATGAGCCAGTTTAAACATTGATACTATTCTTGCAAGATTATGTATAAATAAATTTTATTAGGAGGAACACATATGTTTAATTCATCTCCAAGTTTAGCTGACATTGCCGCCGTTACTGGTGGAAACCGTAATGATGGTGCATGGGGCGATGGTGGTTGGTGGGTTCTCATTATCCTCTTTGCCTTATTCGGTGGATGGGGCGGTTATGGATTCGGTGGTAATGGTGGTGGCGGTTATACCGCAACTGCGGCTACACAGGCTGATATCCAGAGAGGATTTGACAATTCAGCAGTCATAAGTAAGCTTGATGGCATTACAAATGGTCTTTGTGATGGCTTTTATGCAGTAAACAACGGAATGCTGACAGGATTTAACAGCATTCAGCAGGCAATTAATGCGGACACAGTAGCAGGAATGCAGAATGCAAATGCTATTCAGTCTCAGCTTGCAAATTGTTGCTGCGAAACTCGTGAAGCTATCCAGGGTGTAAACTTCAATATGGCGCAGAACACTTGCGCATTACAGAACACCATGAACAACAACACGAGAGATATTATCGACAGCCAGAATGCCGGAACAAGAGCGATACTTGACTACTTATGCCAGGATAAGATCGCAACGTTACAGGCAGAAAATAATGATTTGAGACTTGCAGCATCACAGGATAGACAGAACGCACTTCTGACTACCGCTATGACAGCACAGACAAATCATATCATCAACGCTGTTAATCCATCACCAATCCCAGCATACCAGGTGCCAAACCCGAACACATACATTCCGTATGGATGCGGATGTAACAATGGATGCGGATGTTAATTACAACTGAATAATTAAAGTATCTTAATCGAAAAGATTATGTCTGCATAGCAGTATTACTTAAACAAAAAGGGCAGACTTCAATGTTTGCCCTTATATTTTTGAAAGAGAGGAAAATATTATGTCAGAATTTACAGCCAATGCTTTACAGACTGTACCGCAGGGAGAAGATGTCGCATTTACTGAGTCACCGGTTTGCGGAACAAAATGTATCGTTCACAGACAGGGAAGCGGAGTAGTTAAATTAAGAGGAATCACAAACCAGTGCAAAGCAAGATTTCTTGTATCTTATAGCGGAAATATCCAGATCCCAACCGGTGGAACGGTGGAAGCTATTTCTCTTGCAATCGCAATTGACGGAGAGCCTTTACAGTCTACAAGAATGATTGTGACACCTGCTGCAGTAGAAAACTTATTCAATGTATCTGCACAGGTTTATGTAGATGTTCCTTGTGGATGTTGCAGCGCAATAGCGGTTCAGAATACATCTGGACAGACTATCGAGGTTCAGAATAGTAATTTAATTGTAGTAAGGGAGGCCTAGTATATGCATATTGAAAGAATTCATAAAATGCTTGAATGCCTTGCTGAAAAATCCTTATGTGAGATTGAAAAAGGGATTGAGAATGTCAACACAGAAGAAATGGGAGAAGTGATCGACATGATAAAAGATCTGTCAGAAGCAGAGTATTATGCCACAATTACTAAGGCAATGAACGAAGCGGACGAAGCAGATATCATGGAGAATCTTTTAGAATATGTGGATGATAAAAGATATTACGACCGGTATCGTTATGCTGATGGAAGATTCGCACCTAAGGGAAGAGGAAAACGAAGAGGATATGATGAGCCACCATATTATCACATGTACCCGGATGATTACGAAGATACAGAGCACATGAGAGACATGGATAAGAAAGACTTGAAAAGGATGTATACAGATACCGGAATGATGGGAGATAGATCATATCAGAGGGATTCCAGAGAGGGAAAAGCCGGTATTTCCAGACGTACTTATATGGAGACCAGAGAAAACCATCATGGCAATTCAGAGGAAGATAAAAAAGAGCGTGCAAAAGCAAGAAAAGATTATTTGCGAGATATGCAGATGGATATTACTGAAATGACATCAGATGCAGCTCCGGAAGAAAAGCAGATGTGGAGAAATGAATTACAGATGATGTTACAGAAAATCTAAGAGGTGAGCGCAGTGTTTAAAATCAATGATGTTGAATGGAATATTTTATATGTAAATCCTAATAGTGAATGCTTGATGCGTTCAGACGGAACAATTACACTTGGTGTTACCGATTGGAGTACACGAACGGTTTATTTGTCAAATGCATTAAGCGGAAGTCTGTTAGAGCGAGTTCTATCTCATGAGTTGGTACACTGCGCTTCATTTTCATATGACTGCCAAATTCCAATAGATGTAGAGGAAATCGTAGCGGATTTTCTGTCTCTTTATGGAAAAGAAGTCGTTAGCATAGCAGATGATATTTTGAATGGGGTAATTGAAAATGGACGTTATAAAGCAGTATGAGGACTATATAGGGCTTAAAAAAGAATACATTAAAAATCCTACATTGGAAAATAAAAATGCAATGATAGCCAAATTAGAAGAGTACGGAAAGTATATATACGATCAGTGCAACAGATTAAGAAAGGATTGCATTGTGGAAGAAGAAAAAGAAGTACTTAGAAGGTATTTCGGTGGGAAATAGCAAAAATGGGTGGAGCAATCTGCCCTTTTTAAAATGGTACAAAAAGTTGTTTAAAATAGGTTAAAATATATATTGAAAAGAATATTAAAAGTACCGGACAGAAAAAGGGATTCTGTTCGCTAACATAGAATAGTTATGGGATGATGCGTGGCACGTCCTATTTTGGGCGTGCTTTTTTATTTTTGGGAATTAATTCAGTGGAAGAAGACACGGCTTATATCAGGGTTGTCGAGGGTTCGATTCCTTCATTCCCAATTGCCAGCTATGGAGTAAATAGCAACTCATTCGTGCCGGACTGACCGGAGTAACAACTTGGAAAGAAAGAGGTAGAAACATGGTAAACGTAGCAAACGAATTAAAGAAACTCGGAATTGAAGTTTCAGACGAACAGAAAGAATCTCTTAAAAAGAGTATGGGTGAAGAACTGTATTCCAAAGAAGAAATGGAAGACAAAGTTAAAAAAGCTTCATCAGAATCCGAACAGTGGAAAACCCGGGCAGAATCAGCAGAGAGGATGCTTGAAGGGTTGGATGGAAAAAGTCCGGAAGACATTTTAAGAGAGCGTGATGACTGGAAAAGACAGGCAGAGGATTCCAAAAAAGATTACGAAGCCAAAATCGCAGAGCATGAGAAGAATGAACTTTTGAAAGAAGCATTTGCGGAAATCGAGTTTACTTCTGAATCTGCAAAGAAAGCCATTATGGAAGACATTTCCAAAGGCGTAAGCGTGAGAAATGGAAAGCTGATAGGGTTCAGTGATCTTATTGAGGAAGCTAAAAAGACAGATGCAAATGCATTTGTAAATAAGCAGAATCCGCCGGCGCATTTTACAAAACCGAATGAAAATGATCCCGGTGGTGATAAGCATGCAACAAGAGAGAGCATTTTATCTATCAAAGATAGATCAGAACGTCAGAAAGCAATTGCCGAAAACATTTCTTTATTCCAACAGTAAAGGAGTTTTATATGAACAAAAACAGATTAACGATGAACACAAATTTGCAGTTCTTTGCAGCAAACGCAGGACTGATTACAACAGGAGACATTGATGTAAAGGCAAGAGAAATTGATTTTGTTACATCTTTTGAAAGAAACTGGGAAGCTTTAAGAGAAATTCTTGGAATTTCAAGAGCAATTAGGAAACAGCCCGGAACTATTCTTAAAAGCAAATATGCAGAGGGAACGTTAGAGAGCGGAACTGTAGCAGAAGGTGATGTGATTCCAAGAACACATTACGATGTAAAAGAGAAACCTTATTCAGAGATTACTCTTGAAAAATATGCAAAAGAAGTTTCTATCGAAGCTATCAAGGATCATGGATATGAAGCAGCTTGTGGAATGACAGATGAAGAGTTCAAGACAGACCTGCAGGATGGAATTACAACAAAATTCTACAACTATCTGAAAACTGGTACACTTACAAACACTGCAAAAACATTTCAGATGGCGGTAGCTAAAGCTATTGGATCTGTCAAGAATAAGTTCAAGTCAATGCACAAAACTGCTACAGGAGTTGCAGTGTTTGTAAATATGATGGATTTATATGATTATCTTGGAAATTCAAAAATTACTTTGCAGACAGCCTTCGGACTTACCTATATCAATAAATTTCTCGGAGCAGACATTATGATCCTTTGCTCTGACAACGAAATCCCAACCGGAAAAGTTCTGGCAACGGCTGTAAACAACATCGTTGCTTACTATGTAGACCCATCTGACGGAGATTTTGAGAAAGCCGGTCTTTCTTACACAGTTAGTGGAGAGACAAACATTATCGGATTTAAGGTAAAAGGCGATTACGATCGCGCAACCAGCGTAAATTATGCACTGTTAGGATTTGTACTTTTTGCAGAGTACATTGACGCAGTAGCTAATGTTTCAATTACACCGGGGGAATAGATCCCACTACACAGGCGGTAAATGCTAGTGGGGAACTCACGGAAGAATACTTAAACTCTCTTACAGTTGCAGAAATTAAAACGCTGGCAGAGAGTAAAGGGTATTCACTGACCGCAACAAAGAAGGCTGATATTATCGGCGAAATCTTATCACAGCAATAATGAGGTGGAGCAATGTCATATGTAGATTTTGAATATTACCAAACGAAATATGGTGGAAGTTTGTTCGAAAGCGAAGAAGACTTTGCTCCATATGAAAGAAAAGCGGAAAGAAGAATCAATGCGATCACATCAAACAGGATTTTGTTTTATTCTCAGCCAGAGTCAGAAGATGCATGGTGGGATAATATCAAAGATTGCACCTGCGAAATAGCTGAATTGCTAAAGAATGTATCTGAATACTCCGCGGCAGTTAATAACTTTGGTGTTATTGCAAATACGGACGGAACTGTAAAAGGGAAAATGATTAAGAGCATGACTTCTGGAAGTGAATCAGTATCTTATGATGCCGGAGCATCTTCTTCTACATTTGTAGAGCTTGCAAAATCAGAAATAGCACTTAATAGAAAGTGCTACGATATTGCATCAAATTACCTAACAGGAATGGTTGATTCAAGGAATGAAAACCTTTTGTACATGGGAGTTTAGCTTATGGGAATCGGATATAAAGATGCTGTGGTTTTATATAACAGGCATTACAACGACACTTTAGAAACTGAATATTATTTCGGTACTCTATTTGAAAATGTAAGAATTGAGCTTACACAGGCAGAGAACATAAGCAAATCAGGAATGAAAGATGCAGATAGTTTTCTTGTAAAAATCCCGAACAATGGCACATTGAATTATGCTAATCCACCAGACTGGGAAAACATGAGCGAAGAAGAAAAACTAAAGCATTTCACTTTAAGAAGTAATGATTTTGACTTCGTAGTGATTGCAAAAAAAGATGAACTTCTCATTGATAGGGAATTGCCGGTTGGATTAATTAATTCAGACGATTATCCTGGAAAATTCTTCCAATACATGGTAAATGAAAAAGGGAATTGCTACAAAGTGAATACTATCGGTGTTTACAACCTTATACCAAGGTTTGAGATTGGAGGTAAATAATTTGGATGAAAAACCAAAAATAATGCTTGTATCAGATGCAGAAACGGCGCAAAGAGCTATCCTTGATATGATAAATAGTTATCCTGATTTCCCACCTGGGTTCAAACCATCAAATTCAACAATCTTATGGAACAGCATAAAAGATACTCAGTCTATTGGAGTTTTTCCGGCGCAGGATCCTGTTTATTTGAAAAAATATGTCAGCGGTTCTTATGTCGGACAAATGACGTTCCAGATCGTATACAAAAGCAATCCAACAACAAACAAGGATAATATTGCAGCAAGCAATCTGCTTGAAAATATTGCAAAGTTTCTTGAGAGTGGAGAATTTACATTAAAAGATAAAAATTTTGTTGTAGAACAAATCAACCGCACATCGGATGTATTTTGCGGTACAGCAGATGGGAAAACAACAGAATTAGCAATTAATATGCAGCTTAAATATTTTTATAAAAAATAGGAGGAATACTCATGGGAAAAGACAGAACTAACATGATCTCACTTTTGGATATTGGAAGCCTTATGGGTGGATCAACTGAAAAGCTTGTTGAAATGGGTGACGGTTTCAAAGAGCTTACAGAAGACTGGGGACCTAACACAGAAAGCACACAGTACGTAAACATGAAAAATGCAAGCAACTCTGTAAAAGGGTATGCATTTTCAATGTCTCCAGAAAGAGAACATTTGTCAGATGAAATGCAGAAAGTGTTTAATGATATTTTTAAAAATCTTCCAACAGGAGATCAGTGCGAGACATATTATTATCGCTACTATAAAGTTGATATTACAAGCGGATCCGGAGATTGTATCCGTGTCCCAGTAACTGTATGTGCATCAAGCACTGGTGGATCAGGTGGTGATATTTTAAAGTCTACAATCCAGATCAATGGAAATGGAGATGTAGAACAGGGAACAATCACTATTGCTGGTGATGGATCGTTCACATGGGCTCCTAAAGTAAGTGCTTTGGCTTTGGATGAAGATTACCCAATTGCATAGGTGTTAATTAAAAATTAGCATATGTGGGATGCCTACCTTTACTTGGTGTCCCACATTAGGAAAGGATGTTAAAAATGGAAGAAATTAAATTAAGCAGTGGTATAAAAAAAATTGCAATAAAAGACGAAGACGGAGATCTTATTACAGTTATAACAGTAGATACAGCGAATGCGGACACAGCTAAGAAGTTTGCAGGTGTAATTGATAAATTAAATAATATATCTCAAAACTGTGAAAAAGAAGCCGCCGAATGGAGAAATAACCACAAAGACGATATGAATGTGGATGATATTAATGTGGATGCAGCATTAGAACTGAACAGCATTCGTGTAAAATATCTTAAGCAGATTACGGAAAGTATAGATGGGTTGTTTGGCGAAGATGCCATGAAACAGATTTACGGAGATATTGTCCCGGATGAACTTGCAATTGTGGAGTTTGTAGAGCAGGTTATCCCTGTTATGAATAAGCTTTTCAATAAACGTTTTGAACAGGTCCAGAACAAATACAATATTAAAAGACGTGGGGCAAAATAATGAACAATGTCATGCTGGACAATTTGCCTACTGAATGGAACGGATACAAAGTAAATACCGATTTCCGCATAGGTATGCAGATTTATATTTTGCAATATGACAAAGAAATGAACGAGTACGAGAAAACAACTTCTATTCTTTATCTTATGTTCTCTGATGAATACGGAGAACTTAGAGACCATCCACAGTACCATGAGTTAAATGAATGTATTTCCTGGTATTTAAACGGATGGTATCACGACAATACTGGTAGTAGCGAAAATACAAAGCGTTTTATTGACTATGATGTAGATCAATGGAGAATATACGCAGATTTCTTGCAGATATATGGAATTGATTTGTCCGTGGCAGATATGCACTGGTGGAAATTTAATGGCTTGATCTGGAATATGCCAAGAAGATTATCTTCTCTCATGGAAGTAATTGAGATTCGACAGAAAAAGATTGAGAACAACATGAGTTCCAAAGAAAAAGATGCAATCAGAAACGCACAAAATGTATATGCTCTGGAACAGCCAGAAAAAGAGTATACCAGCGAAGAAAAAGAAAAGATAGACGATTACGATCGCATGATGGAAGAAATAAGAAAGCAGAAAGAAACAGAACAGGAAGCATTGAAGCAGTTTAAGAAATGAGGTTTTTAGCATGGCTGAATATGATGGTGAAATCAGAATCAAAACATTAATTGAAAATGGAGAAGCATCAAGTAAGCTCATGCAGATGGAATCACAGTTTCAGAAGCTTGCACGTGAAGCTAGCAATGTATCGGAAAAAATGAGAGAGCTTGCAAAAGCAAAAATCCCAACCGAAGAATATAAGAACTTAGGCAAACAGTTTGACAGTTTAGTATCAAAAGGTCAGAATCTCTCGGAAAAACTGAAAGAAACAGAAAAATATACACCATCAAAGCAGTACAAAGAAGCAACAAAGCAATTGGAAGAATTGCGATCCAAACTGTCGCAAGTGCAAAACAAGCAGGAAAAATTCCTTGCTACAGGAGGAAACAAAAAGAGCCGGACATACAAAGCAATGCAATATGATGTAGAAGATTTGTCTAAATCGATTGCGTACGTCCGCGGCGAAATAAAAGACATGGAGCAAACAGGATCGGATAAAACGCTTTCCTCAAAATGGGTAGACCTCAAGAACAAAATGGCAGAAACGGGGAAAGAAGCTGCAAACGTCAAGGCACAGATGAGGGAACTCAAAAGTTCCGGAAAAGCATATTCCGACCCTACAAAAACCGAAGAATACAAAAAACTTTCTGACAAGCTTGCTAGCATCACAGATCAGCAAAACGTATTAAACCAGAAAATGAAAGAAACCATTGAAAATGAAAAACACATTGGAGATGGTGCAAAGCAAGTCGAAAAAGTAGGAAAAGCCGCAAAAAACACATCCGGATTATTATCCAAAATGGCGAGACGAATCAATCAGACGGTAATGTCATTTGCTATTTTTGGAGCTGTCATGCAAGCTTCACAGGCGATTACAAAGTCACTGTCTGAGGGCATCCAGAACATGGCGAAGTATTCTTCTGAATTTAATGGAAAAATGTCTGAAATGGCAAGTGCTTCGGCTACATTGAAAAATTCTATTGGAGCATTGACAGCGCCTATTATATCTGCATTGACACCAGCAATCGTAACCTTATGTACATGGCTTACAAATGCCATTAATGCTATGAATAGATTTATTGCGGCTATAAGCGGAAAAAGCACTTGGACAAAGGCAAAGAAGCAGCAGGTAGACTATGCGGCATCTCTTGATAAAACAGCCGGTTCTGCCAAAAAAGCGGCTGGAGCATTGGCGGCTTTTGATGACTTGAATGTATTGCAGAAAAATGATTCTGGGAGCGGTAGTGGTGGTACTGGTAGTGGCGGATCTGATTTATATGAAGAAGTCCCTACTGGAAAAGAATTATCAGATAAAATCCAGCCATTTATAGATTATTTAAAAAAATTAAAAGTTTCTATAAAAAATGGATGGGATGAAACCTGGAGCAATTTAGATGTTTCTTTACAATTTGATAATATTAAATCCAGTATAGAAAGCATAAAGAATTCATTTTTAAATATTTTTTCAGATAGTGAAGTTTCTGCATCTGTTGACAATTTTGCTATGACTTTTTCAAGGTCACTTGGAAGCATTTCGGCATCTGTAGTAAGCATAGGTGCTACCATAGCAGAAAATCTTCTTGGTGGGATATCTATTTATCTTGAAAGTAATTCTGAAAATATAAAAAATTATATTATCGACATGTTTGATATAGCATCTGATATTTCAGTGTTGGCATCACAGGGGGCAGATGCATTCGCAAATGTATTTTCTGTATTTGGGGATGAAAATGGACAGCAGATCACAGCAAACCTGATTCAGATTTTTTCGGATGCGTTCATGATGGTTACGGAGAATGCAGCAAAATTTGGAAAAGATATTATCGATTGCATCGTGACACCTTTTGTAGAAAATCAGGATGCTTTAAAAGATGCTTTGGATGGACTTCTTGGTGTGATTGCGGATTTGACAACGACTATATCAGACGGTGTGCAGCATGTGACCGATAAAATCACAGAATTGTACGATGAACATATTCATCCGTTTATCGAAAATGTAAAAAATGGAATGTCAGAATTAATAGAAAAATTTCTTGAATTTTGGAACACCTATATTAAACCAATTTTGGCAAGTTGGGCTGAAATGTTTGAAGATACGTATGAAAACCATTTAAAGCCTGTTATCGATAATGTAATAGAAATAATTGGACTAGTTATAGATATATTAAATGATCTATGGACAAATATTTTACAGCCTATTATAGCGTGGGTTATTGAAAATATATTGCCAGTAGTATCACCTATTTTAAATAATTTGGGAAAAAGTGTAAAAGGCACTGTTGATACAATATTAGACTTAGTAAATGTTTTGTTAGCTGGTATAAAGTTAGTATTTTCTGCACTTAAAGTTTTATTTACCAAAGATACAGATAAAACACTTAGGCAGACAGAAAACTCCGTAAGAGGATTTGTAAACAGTGTAATTCAGTTGTTTGAAAGCATGGTAAATAAAATAATTAATGGAATAAATTCATTGATTTCTGGATTTAACAGCATAGGTTTTGACATGCCTGATTGGCTGGGCGGTGGCTCTTGGCATCCGAGCATACCTACAATTCCTACTGTAAAGCTGCCACGACTTGCCAATGGCGGCATCACAACCGGAAGGACACTTGCAGAGATCGGAGAAGCAGGAAGAGAAGCAGTATTGCCACTTGAAAATAATACCGGCTGGATGGACGACCTTGCTTCGAAGCTTGCAAGCAAAATGCCGGACTACAGCGGTGCAAAGACAGTAGTACTTGCGGTGGATGGTAAAGAGTTCGCAAGAATCAATCTACCATATTTGCAGGACGAAGAAATAAGACTTGGGATAGCGGAGGGATAAGATGGTACATAAGTATACACAAGGACTTATCATTGATGGAATTACATATAATATCCCTATGGTGTCTATCCAGAGGACACTGGACTTTCTGGAAAAGTATGCAGAGAGAACAGAAGACGGCGACATTAAAATCGAGAGCATCGGACTTTATAGAAATTATACAATTTCCATCGGAACAATCGATGATGCAGAAATGTATGACAAGCTGATAGATCATATCACGGATTGCGATAACAGATTCCATCATGTATCACTACCGGATGCAAGCAAGCAGTTTGATTTTTACGGATATTTTTCATCCATTAAAGATGAGGTGGAAAAGGTTCTTGACAATGGAGCGCAGTATAAAGGTTTATCTTGGAAAATGACAAGTAAGAAACCATTTAAAACACCGTAAAGGGGGCATTTATGAGCAGAACATATTGCAGAGCAGAAATGAAATTTATAGATGTTACCGCCTTATCAGATGCCACGGTTACTACAAATGATAATCAGAGCATAGGTTCAGTTGAGTTATTTTCAGATCAGACGAAGCAGTCCGATTATGGAACTTTCGAACTGAACCAATTTATACTTGATGGAAGTAAAAGTATGCTGCCGGAAAATCCAAACGATATTGCATTCTGGAGCGAGGCATTATCAAAGGATGGCTGCACGTTTGAAACGAATCCCAAAATCACGATCACATTTAAGGAGCAGCATACATCCGCAGCGATCACACTTTATTTTGAAGATGATCCACCAGCAGAGCTGAAAATCACATGGTATACAATCTCCGGTACAAAATTAATCACAGAGACATTTTACCCGGACAGCCTTATTTATGTTTGCAATACACAGGTGCAGAATTATGGAAAAATTGAGATTGAATTTGTAAGAACAAGCTTTCCACAGAGATATATTAAGCTTCAGTATATTTTATATGGAAAATATATCGTATGGGATAAGGATATGTTCCAGACAGCCAAGGTGCAGGAGGACATTGATTTGACCTCTGCATCCTTGTCTATCAACGAAGCGGATATTTCAATTGTTGATATTAATGATGATTTTGACGCAGAAAACGAAAATGGAGCATGGAAGAGTGTACAGAAAACGCAGGAAGTCACATTGTCAGAGTTTAAGAACGGAAACATGATTCCTATGGGAGCATTCTTCATCAACGACTTTTCTTTTTCAAAGAATATTGCAAAATTTAAGCTGGTTGATGTAGTTGGTTTATTAGATAAGTATACATTTTATGAAGGACAGATATATAACAATGTCCGCGCAGAAGTGATACTGAATGCGATATTTGCCACTGCCGGTATCAAAAAATATACGATTGATGAAGAAGTCGGCAACATACTTTTAAGTGGCTATTTAGCCATCCAGACGTGCCGCAAGGCATTGCAACAGGTATGCTTTGCGTGTGGTGCGGTTGCGGATGACAGCCGGAGCGATAAAATCAAGGTTTATAAGCCAGACAGATATGTGAAATCCACTGTCGGGACGGATCGCAAATTTAATGGAAATACGAAAGTATCTCTTGAAAAATATATCTCTGGTGTGAATATTGAGATGAAAAACTATGCATTGGAAGAAAAGACATCTGATATTTATAAGAAAACATTGCCGGCCGGAGATACGAAGATCACTTTTTCGAGCCCATATCTGCCATCATCCATCACAGCAAGTGCCGGCACGTTGAAAGAAGTAAAAACGAATTATCTCATTATTAATATGCCGACTGCCGGACAGTGCCAGATTACAGGTATTAAATATGCAAACACGACTTTTTCCTACGAAAAGAGTGTAGATAAAATCGAAGCTGGGGAAACAGAAAATATAAAGAAATACAGTGGATGTACCATTTATAATGCTGATATATTACCCGATATCGCCGCATATCTTTTGGATTATCATGCCTTGAGAAAAAAAGTGGGGATGAAGTACCTGGTTGACTTAGAGCAGGTAGGAAATTGGGCAAATATAAATTCCATTGGTGGCAAGACATCGACAACATTGATTGAGAGTCAGACGCTTGATTTGACAGGTGGATTTATCGCAACTGCAACATGTAGGGGATATTCAATCGTTGTGACAGAGGATGTGTTTGCCGGAACTGAATTGTATACGGGAGGAGATGTGATTATTTAATGGAGACACGACCAATCATATACAGCGCAAAATTATCAAGCCAAAATGTGAAGACGAAAACAAAAGTCACAATCACAGTGGTGGCAGATGATATAGAAACTTATTATACAGAGCTGAAATATACATCAAATAATAAAGAATTAATAGCAGGACAGGAGATAGGAGTGATTTAATGGCAATTGTAAAAGTAAGGGTACAGGTTGATGGTGTGTGGACGAATTTGACGTTAAGTAATGGCAAATGGGTAGGAACATTTACAGCCCCGTCTATCACTTCTTATAATCTGGCAAACAAGTATTATCCGATCAAGATTGAAGTTACCAATGATGCAGGTACGGTTGTGACGAAAGATGCGACGGATGCAACACTTGGAGAGATGCTAAGACTGGTTGTAAAAGAGACGATGAAGCCAAAGATTACCTTGGTATCTCCGTCAAAAGGAGCATATGTTACGAACAATAAGCAGCCAATCACATTTAAAGTCGTGGATGAAGCCGGTGGATCAGGAGTTAAGCTGTCATCTGTAAAAATTAAAGTAGACAGCACTACATACACAACTTCAAGCACAGGAATGGTAAGTAAAGGGATTACAAATGGTTATCAGTTTACATTTACGCCACAGACGGCACTTAAGGATGGAAACCACACTATCACGATCAATGCGTCAGATAATGACGGAAATGCGGCGACTACCGTTTCATCAACATTTACAATTGACACAGTGCCGCCGACATTGACAATTTCTTCTCCACAGACAGGGCTAATCACAAATAAATCTGCGCTTACAGTAACCGGTAAAACGAATGATGCAACTTCAAGTCCGATAACATTGACTATGACATTAAACGGCACGAGCCTAGGAACAGTAGCGGTAGAAACTGATGGAAGCTTTTCGAAAGTGGTTACTCTTGCAGAGGGAACGAACAGTATTGTGGTTACGGCTAAAGACGGAGCCGGACAGACTACCAGCATTACATTGAGTGTCAAGCTTGATACTACGGTTCCTGTGTTAAAAGGCATTACACTTGCACCAAATCCGGTAAGCACAAGTGCAAGTGTAGCAATTACGGTTGAGGTCAGCTGATGGCTTCTGGAACAATCAGTTTTGAACTGTCAACAGACATCACTTACGTTGCCGGAACTGTAAATGGTGTTGAGACAGTTTTTATTCAGGATGAAGCGTATCCGGTCAAGTGGAGAGCGACGGTAGATGTGGCAGAGGACAGCCTATATCATATATATCTTGAAATGTATGATGAGGCAGGTAATAAGAGTATTTATGAGAATACGATTGAGTATATTCTTCCGTGGTTTGTCTACGACAGGACACAAGAGGATGTAGACCGGGTGATTGAACTTCACAACATTGGCTGGGAGAAGATGTCGGCTGCCGAAAAGGAAGAATGGAAGAAAGGACTTAAGGGAGCTTTTAATCTATCTGATGTAAAAAGAAATGAGAATAACTGTTATGTCATAGCGCAGCTGCTTAATATTTCTCTTATTACATGTAAGGATAATCTTCCAGTATATCCGGATAAAACGTACTTTGACAATCTGTTAAAGAATGTAGCTACTTTGAGAAATGCCGGGTATCGATACGCGGAAACGCCACCGGTCCCACAGCAACCAATTAACACATACCAGAAGATCAATGATATTGAGAGAATATTACATGACATTTATGAAGTTTATAATTCAAACTTTGTCCATTACTCAGGCGAAGAAATCTATGCCGGACAGAGCATTGGATTACTTTTATAAGAAAGAGAGGATTTTATTATGGCTTTTAGTTTAAAGACATGGGTAAATCGTATTTCTGAGTACCCGAACAGAAGAAAATTAACACATGAGGACGGCAGCACGGAACTTGTGACCGTAGCGAGAGCAGAGGGACAGATCTCAGCAGAGGGAAATGCATTTTCCGCAGAAGAGATGAATGATCTGGAGAACAGGATCAAGGGTGGATTTGATGAGGTTAACCAGAGTTTAATACCTAATTATGAAACAACTAAGACTGTTTTAAGCGATAATAGTAAAGCGTCTTATACTAAAAAATATGTGGTAAATAAAGATTCTTGGTTCGCTTGCGACCATCAAAGTTATAACGGATACAGTTGGGGTAATGTTTTTGTTAATGATATTAGAGTTGCAGGTTTCAGAGCAATGCCAATTGATGAAGCCCATTATGCTTATTCAAGCACAACTTTCTTTGCACCAAAAGGCTCAACAATAATAATTAACGGTGCGGGTGGAATGACTGTCAATGTATCAGAAATAGGATAGACTGTTTCATAATAAATATTGACAATTTAAATAGTGTATAATTCCCCTAAAATCTGGAACTCTGAATTAGCATCGAAAGCTGTTAATGTATACTATAAGCTGTCGAAAGAGTAATTATTTAACCATAATACCGGACACGAAAACAGTCGAATAATATGTATCACTGGTACTTGTTCCAGTCTCATTAATAAAATTGAATGTATACTCTCCTTTATCTAAATACTTAATGAATGTTGCTGTACCGGAGATATCGTCCCACCTTTTTGCAATTGGGATTGCTAATGTTTTTCGTGCGAGGAAAAAATTGAATGGTGCTTTAACAGACCAACTAGGATCGTTAGATGTGATACTGCTTCCTCCACAATGGCACACAGAAAAATTGAGTAAATACACACCAGGCGTATCGATATTTATTTTTACAGATTCTGATTCGCCATTTTTCAAATTAACAAATGTTTTATATGCTTCGATGTATTTGAAATTGCTCCCAGAGTTTAACTGAGTTAAACTCTGGTTATGCGAAGTAAAATGGGACAAAAAAATCATTCTGAAATATTATAATTGAATTATACAAAAGAAAGGAAGATGATCCAATGGATATGTTAAAAGAAACGTACACGATTGCTTTGCCTATCGTTCTGACAGCATTTATGGGATATATAGTGTGGCTTTTGAAAAATCAGAAGTCAGACAGAGATGCGAATAGCAGAGGAACAATGCTTTTGCTTCGTGTGCAAATGATTGAGTACCATAATAAATACATGGCTCTCAAAGAAATTCCATCCTATGCCTATCAGAATTTTATGGAAATGTACGATGCCTATCATGCGTTGGGCGGAAATGGAATGGTCACAAAGATGAAAAACGAGATTGAAGAGCTTCATCTGAAGCAGAAAGAGAGGATTTAAACATGACAGATTTAGGATTTTTAACAGAATTTATGGTGCCGGTGATCGTAGGCATTTGCCTTTGTGTAGGATATGTCGTGAAAAAGTGGATTAAGGATGTGGATAATAAATACATCCCTACCATTTGTGCGGTATTAGGTGTGCTTTTAGCCATTTGGATCAACGGATGGACAATCACAGCATCTATCTTATTAAGTGGCTTATTTAGCGGTTTAGCAAGCACAGGACTACATCAGTTGTTCAAACAGTATATTGAAAAGAAGGAGAATTGAGGTATGAAAAAATTATTTATCAGTCAGCCAATGAAGGACAAGACAGACGAGCAGATTTTATCAGAAAGAGAAAAAGCAATTGAAGTAGCAAAGCAGAAAGTTGGAGATGACGTAGAAGTTATTGATTCTTTCTTTAAGGATGCACCACACGATGCGAAGCCATTGTGGTTCCTTGGAAAATCATTAGAGCTTTTAGCATCAGCAGACGTAGCTTATTTTGCACCAGAGTGGGATAAGTACCGTGGATGCAAGCTTGAACATGAATGTGCAGTTCAGTATGGAATTACAACAATTGAAAGTGAGGAATAATACATATGATTATTAATGTACATGCCGGACACAACCCGGACGGAAAAGTAGCGTGCGGAGCTATCGGAATCATCCGGGAATCAACAGAAGCGAGAAATGTAAAGAATGAGGTTATCAGACAGTTAAAAGGTCTCGGGCATACCGTGTATGACTGTACGGTTGACAATGGCACAAGTGCAAATAATGTGCTTTGCAACATCGTAGGTAAATGCAATTCTCATGCGGCTGATCTTGATGTATCTATCCACTTTAATGCAGGTGCGAAGGATATGTCTGGAAACGGACGGACAACAGGTGTAGAAGCATATATTTATAGTGATAATAGCAAAGCAAAACCATTTGCAGAGAAAATTGTGAAAGCAATTGCAGCACTTGGATTTAAAAATCGTGGTGTGAAGATTAACAAAAAGCTTTACGTGCTCAATCACACAAAAGCACCGGCAATGCTGATTGAATGTTGCTTTGTGGATGATAAGGACGATGTAGCATTGTATGATTATAAAAGCATGGCAAGTGCGATTGTTTACGGAATTACAGGACAGCAGTACATTGAACCATCCAATAACACATCTGATGACGATGCTGCAACTTCTGGATCAGAGACAAGCGTAGGTGATAAAGATTCTATTTATCGTGTACAGGTCGGAGCGTATCGCAACAAAGCAAATGCTATTTCCTTGCAGGAAAAATTGAAAGCAGCAGGATTTGACTCTGCGATTGTAAAAGCGTAAAATAAATGGCGGTTAGAATTTCTAATCGCCATTTTTAATATACTTGTACTAATTAATGTTAACCACTCGAATATGCAAACCAAAGACCGAAATCGGCCACCTGGACAGTGACCGGAAGCGCTGCTTTCGTCCTCGGAAAAGAGAGGGGAATGGCAAAAATCACAGGGATCACAACCGGAAAAATTGTGGATTTTGGGATCAAAGATTCCATGAATATGGGGGCAGCCATGGCACCTGCAGCCAAAGAGGTCATCAGACAGCATTTTG